TCGCAACACCGGTATCAGTTTTTAAATGCAGGCCCCACTTACAAAATGACGAATAGTAATTTACGATTTTATTTCGATAAACGCCGGAATTGCCGTCACTTTGAAAATTGGCGCCTTTTTGAGCGCAGTTATAGGTTTGCAGGGAGTTAACTGTGCAAAAATAACATGGCTCCCGCAACGCAAGGCCCGGATTGTACCAGCCGAAATCGACGCCGTTCAAATTTGCGTTATTTTTGCAATCAATAGCCAAATGCCCATTGATAGTGACGTGCATGCCGAGGCTTATTACTGCGTCGGCGGATGCCACGCCGAGTGTGCTTCCTGCGGTAAATACCGTGCTCTGGCAGTCCCAGGTTACTGGCGTAGTTACGATAATTTGCGACGCGCCCGGTTTTGCACCTTTGTCCCACAGTTGGGTGTTTTGGTCGCGCTGGTATGGGCCTGGGCCGGTCGTTAGCGTGTTGGTGTAGGCAATGGCTGCGGCCCACTCTGTGTCACAATTCACAGTGTCATCCGACTGATGCACACCCCATTGCTCTGGATAATACCCGTTAGGAAATTGGCCCACCAATTCCTGTGTCCCATTTGCCAATTTTACTACGCTTCCGCCATCATCACTCGCACCTGTTACGGCTCGCACAAGATAGCGATTGGCGCCGCGATGGCCGCGCCCGGCAGTGTGTTCGATAGTTTCAACCACGTCACCGTTAACGAGATCGATTGCGGCTATTGCCGACGCGATTGTAGAAAAGAATCGCCCAGTGCCGACAATTTTGGGATTAAGCAATTCGAACCAATCGTTAGCCGCGTCATACGCGATGTTAACGCGCCCGGAAATATCCCCGGCACCAGGGTCAGCCCCGCCAAAAAGTTTTATGCTTTTAACACCAAGCCCAGCAACATTGACAGTACACGCCGCACCTGTGCTTGCATTATCCGCAACAAACTGCGCGTAAAAACCATCAACATATGCCGGGGGGTTTTGCTTAGACCCGATTGTCGCGAGCACGTAGACGTTAGCAGAACCCGAATCCGTATAAAAGTTACCGTGCGCCACATATCCGGCGATACCTTTACCTAGTTGGTTCAAATCGCCGCTTGACAGTGACTGGCCCAACTGCGTTATTACATTCTGTAGCTCGCTTGGGATTTCATTAAATTCGGGGGCGGTCAGCGCGCTACCGGTAGTTTTGTCATTTAAATCTTGCATGTAAAATCCTCAAATCTGCCGGAATATAATATCACTGTTCGCGGGCTTTAGACGCGAAAATAAGCATTTTAATATTTCCAATTCGTCCCCTTCAAATGTTATGGGGAAGGTGTACGGGAAACGCTCTACTGCTAAGCTGGTCATCGTTATTATGATGGTAAATCGAGCCTGACGGGTTGAATCAAAAAAAACAATGGGGAATGTCATCGGGAAAATACCTGCAATAGCGCCTTGCGTTATCTCCACTGTCACGCCGAACGTAGCGCCCAGCGCTATAAAATCATCGGCGGTTTGTACTCCCGATGCTGCCAATTTGACTAAAACCGCGCGGCGTCGTTGATCCAACGTGCCCTGACCGTCAAAACAATGATCAGGTATGCCTAGCATTTTTTCCCATTCGCCTATGAAATTTACTGTAACATCTGGTAAAAAATCCTCACTATATTCTTTCAATAGGCCATTGGCGTTAAATAATTCACCAGCCATGCCGCGCAAAAGCTTGCGAAAATTACTGTTCTGCACTGATCGGGCTTCAAAAAGCCGACCGCCGGGTAGATATGCAGCCAAGCTATCAGTATATTGTTCGAGATCGCGACGTTTAAATAATATCATGCGGTTACCGTACCCAATACCGGTATTTCACCAACCCCTACGGTTATATCGCCAGCTGGCGAAATAAGCTCAAAGTCACTTATTTCCTCACCATTTAGTGTATCAATCGTGTTGAATATGGCCGCCCGGTACGCATCCTCCTGTACATTTTCATCCACCACCGTATCCTCTTTAAAAAATTGATCTAGGTTGGCTGTAACCGCTGCGAGCATTGAGGGTGTCGATGGCGTGATACTGCTAAATAAAAACGGTATTGTAATTGGCGTGGGAGCCGAGACAATAACGTCATTACCGGTGTCCGTGTTAGCGGGTGCGATTTCAATTATCTTGGCTTTCACGGCGTTAACCTCCGACGCCGACGGTATTGGGTTAGCGTCATTATCGCGCATAAAATAGATAGTAACTTGCCCAACCCCCGGGGTAATAGGCTGGACAAAAACGCGCGTTACCCCGGCAACTTCCTTGGCCTTGTCGATTATTGCATCAACATTAAAATGCGAAACAGGGTTTTGTATCCTATCGAGCACGCGCGTGCGAAATGCGCCTTGCGTCTCTTGATCGGCACCCCCGCCTATTTCGCCAAAATCTACGGTTAACAAATCGTCAACATTAAGTAAGGGTGTTTGTAGTTTTAAATTAGTTCCTGCGTCTAAATTTGTGGCCGCCCCGAAATCATCGGACTCAATTGGTACGCTGGCTGCTGTAAAATCGGCTTCAATAGTGCCGGTTGCGGGAGTCGCGGGGCTGCCCGCAACAGTGTAGGCGAATGTTTTTAATCCAGTGACGGTTATTTCCGCATCTGTCACATTGTAAGCGCTCTCTACCGCACCGCTTATTGTCACGGGGACATTATTGCCAAGGCCATGATCATCATCCGTAGTCACCACCGCATTTTGGCCGCTACGCGTAATTGACGCGACAGAGAGCGTTTGCGCGGTGATAGTCGCGTTTGTCGTGCTGGTATAAATCAAACCACCAGACGCCATACTGGTGCCTGAGCTTATGACTGTGGTAGCTAGTCCGGTTGCAGTACAATTGCCCGTGGATTTTGTTGCAGAAAGTAGTGTTTTTCCCCAAATGGCTCCAAACCGTGATAAGTTGTCACCTGTTGCGGTGTCTGCAAAATTTTCCCTTATTGCAATTTGCAATTGCAAATAGAAATCATAAATTCGATTAGAAAACGATGCTACCAAGGCGCCAAGCCAGGAGTTTTTCAAAAACGGGTTAGCGTTCGGCAACTGGCGTTGAACATCCGTTTTTGCTCGGTTTTCGACTTCGGCCGCTGAATCAGGAATATCAATCGACATTATCTAACACCTGTATTTTTCCACAAAACATAATAGCGTTTTTCAACTTTTGAGCGGCTGACCTCGGTAGTTATTTCTAAGAGGACATTATTAGCGGATAATGTGGCGGCGGCGTTCACCTGTACTGCGAAACCGTCATCTATTAGCCATTGCAAGCGGTTAACGGCTTCGTTTTCAATCTTATTCAAGTTTGATCGGGTGATACGCGCTTGCTCAAAAAGCCACAATTTGGAGCCATTTTCGTAGTCCTTCCCCTCGTTGCCGATCCACCCCCGGCGCAACTGAGGTTCTAAGACCTCAAGCGCGCTTGCTCGCTGCTCGCCAAATAAGCTATATTTTATCGCAGTATCGAAAAAATCCTCTGTTAAAATATCACCATTTTCATCAAACTGAATGTCATAAACACCAGCGGCATTTTGTTCGATAAGCGCGTCTAATTTAGCTGCCATAAGTCACACCGGTGGCCCTGAATTACTACCTCCCGATTGTACACCACTATGCCTGTGCGTGCTACCAACGTCGACCCCGTTGGATGTCACAGACCCCAGCGCGGTGGCGCCCTGCACGAGCAAATCGCCACTAATCGTCGTGGTGGGGCTATCAATCGTAAGGCTACCCGATGCGGCAATACTCGCCTGAACACACATTATATTAATGTTGGCGGCACCGTCGTCACCGGCAACGATGTTAAGATCACCGTTTGCCCGCCAAATAATATGCGCGCCCGTGGGCGGATGATAAAATGCCACTTCGCCACTTTGTAATTCTGGACGGCTGCGCGGCTCCCAGGCGATAGTACCCCGATTTTCAGCGTTACCTTGTATTGCAAAGGTGACGCCCAGGCTGTCTGGTGGCACGTTTCCATGCAGGCCGTAGGGGAAAATCATTAGCGTTTCGCACAACTTGCCTAAATACGTAATTTGCTGCACCGCAAATTGTTTTGTGTCGTCTGCCGCGCGTGTGATTTTGCACCAACGCAATAAATTCTTTAACATTTAAACCACCAAATCCGCACTTTCACTTGTTGTGGGCTTTGTCAGGTCGAGTAAGTACGTAGTTTCGTCGACAAAACCCAGCGTCGTTACCTCACCCTTATCGACCGATAATTCAAAAAGCACGCGATTGCATAACATGGGTTCGGATTTACCTACATAATCGTCTATCACTTGGTATAGTCGATTTATTTGCCATAGGTCACTCTTTGGATCGCGCGAATCTACCCCATATCCCGGCACTGTGACGCTATATTTCAATCCTCGCGCACGGCGGATATTACGTTCCCATTGCGCGCGCGGCCCGTTTTCTTCATTCGAGTACGGGGACTCTGATATAAGTACAAGTTGGCGCCCGGCGCGAATATCGTTATCTTCGGTTCCGCCGCTTTGCGCCACAAGCTCATCGATGTCAGTTATGCCCAGCTCATTTAACAGGGTAATATTTAATTGTGACGCAAATTTGTATAAATTATACCGCCCCGTCGTATCGTAGGTAAAATTCGCGGAAATCACGTTATTATCAGTCGCGCCGATAATATTTTGCACGCTGCCAGCAGCCTTTTGCGGGTTACCCTTTTCAATAACAACATCGCCCGCCCCGTTGGAGGTTAATAGAACCTGTCGCTTTCGCGCATACTTTTCAATAAACGCAAACGCATTCGTGCCGGGTTCTACGGCAAACAAATCGGTTGTTTCGGTGAAGCTTGGGGGGGCGGCCCGGTCCACGACTTCCAGGTTTGCGCCAATATTTTCTATAACCAGCTCGATTAACTGTTTCAACGTGATTTGCGCCCGCGTGTCCGATAATTGATCCAGATTGCTGTCCAACAAATCGCCGGTTTTATCGCGCCCCAGGATATGGATTTCGTGTTGTGTGGCGGAATAGGCGATATCTATAACTTCAATATAGCCGGTTAATACCGTGTTGCCGTTAACAATTATCTTACAACTGTCGCCACCCTTGAATGGTAATGGTTCGCCTCGTTTTGGTGTCGCAATAAATTCAAAAGTATTTGATAAGGCGTCCAGACGAATTTCACAACTAGCATAGGAAAAGTTACCATACTGCACACCGGCCACTTCCAGTAACATCGTCATACCGTTATTACCTCAATGTCTCCTTCGATGAAAGAAACATCCGAAATACCATTAAGCCCTATTATCTGATCGGAATTTTCACTTGTGCCGTAATATTGATATGACAATAAGCGCGTGCTTGTTCTGTGCGTCTCTATTTCGATTATCTGCTTTAATGTTGTTTTTTGTTCTTCGAGAAATTGTTGCACCGTTGTGCGCATGTCCGAAATGTCGGATAGCAACGTTAACGTGTCCGACAAACTGCCAATCGCGTCTGACAAACCCCCGGCGGACGTATAGGAGTCAATTATAAAAATGTATTGCTCTTCGAGAGTGTCTGCAACCTCTTCAAGCTCCCGCACGTTATCAAATTCTATTTGTGTAGCGTTAACATACGCGTATGACAACGCCAGGGTGTTTATCGTTAAATTTAAAATCTCACGATTATTCCTACGCTCTATACGCCCCGCCGTGGTAGTTTCAACTTCTTGCTCGTCATTGCCGCCGAAATGAAAAATGCCCAAGAATGCTTGCGTCGTATTGTCTACTGTGGCAAACAGGCCATTAACGTTCTCAAACACGTTACCTATAGCCAGCGCCAACTGGTTAGGCGTATTAATCAGGCTGTTAATGTCGGCGGCGAGGTTGCCCAATAGGTAATTGAATTCATTTATATTTGCGGGTGACGGTAATACAAACGCAACAGCCTGATTAACGGTATTGAAAAAATCGGTAATTTTCTCTTTCGCGTCAAAAAAGTTATTTTTATATCGTTTCAAAACCGAAAAATTTTTACCAATGGTGCTTTTGCCGGAGCCTAACACTTTGTTCTTACCTTGCGTTAATTCTGAAAAAGACGTTATGGTCTTTTTAGGTATGCCCGTGTCATTGTTAACTTCAAAATTTACGCTTAGTGTTGAATCACCAAAATTTGAAAAATTTTCATCCAGGGAAAACGTCATTGCAACAACGTTTTCAATTTTCCCATAAAATGGATGGATAAGGTCGCCGGGTTCACCATCTTCCAACGCCCGTAATAAATTATCCCGATATTCAAAATAGTCTTGTCGCGCAACTCCGGATTTTGTTAGTGGGGCGGTAAGTATCTCAAGCGTAAATGCTCGCGGGCGCAAGCCCATGTCAACCACGGTTTGTGTATCACGATTTGGGAATTCATGTTTTACTTTTTTACGCCCGCCGGTTAAATTCCCACTTGAAATTCTAATGGGAATATTCTTATAGGAGCCGTTCTGTATTTTATCCGTGTCGGCCATTATTGCGTTACCATGTTTAGGCCAAAATTCATGTTTTCGGACATTTTAGAATTTTTCATCGACATTATTTCAGTCCCGCTTTTAGCGCGAATCACAAGTTCACCGTTAAATTTAGCGTTTTGGGCGGGTTCGCGCATAATTTTACCAGTTGCCAATGCTAGATTTTCAGGCGTTGCAGTAGTTGCCGGGCCGCCCGATAAAAACTCACCCACCAACGCGCGTTGAAACTTTAAGCCTAAGCCCAGGGGCGTAAAGTCGCCCATTGAAAACTCGGATTTAGCGGTTTTGGTGGCGGCACCACTCACTTTGCTTACAAGACCACCTCGCCCCATATCGGTTTTAAGTTCGATTTTAGCCGCCGTTTCACCAATTGCAGTGCCCACGCGACCCATTACATCCGCAACCGCACCACCGGCTTTAGCGAGCCCTTCCATTAATTGCAAAATTCCCTTGATCGAGTCGGCAAATGCCTCAACCTTTTTATCGTCAACCGTGTCCAACCACGCGCCAAACGACTCGGCGCCACGCGTTAAAACGGGCTCCAGCCGAATAAACGTTTTTATCACTTTATCCGTAATAATTACACCCAGGCGGCGCAAGCCAGCGTTAAACGTAGCTAATCGCACAGCGGCTTGTTCTTGCGCGGTGTTTGTCCCGGTCACGGCTGCCGTCCATTGTTTTACAAGCGGCACGTTACTGCGTAATATCAAAATACCCTTTAATACTTCCGCGCCAAATTCATTTAATATTTGTACATTCGATAGGCCAAGTTTTTCAATGACTTCCAGGCTTTTTATAAAGCCAATTTTTGATGGGGCAAAGCGCCCGCCTCGGATGCTTTCCAATTTAGAAAGCGTGGCACGTAACAATGTGCCCGCCTCTGAGCCTTTAATTCCATTTTTTGCAAACACTTGTAAGGTGGCGTTTGTTTCTTCAAAACTTAAGCCAAATTGCGCCGACACGCTACCCGCATTTTTCAAAGCCTGCACCATCTCGCCAACCAGCGACGCACCTACCTGGCTACCGGCAGCCAAGCTGTTTACAAAACGTGACGCTTGGTCGGCGCCCAAATTAAACTGGTTCAACGCTCCAACTGACGCATCTATTGCGTCCGGAATGCTTACGCCAGCAGCATTGGCTAAGGTTAAGACTTGACGGGTAACATTAATCAGACCTTCCGGATCGCGCAACAATTCGGATTTCGCCGAGCCGATTTGCGCCACTGCGGTAGCAACTTCCGTTTGCGCTGTAGCAAACTCTTTTGACAAGGTCAAAATTTCATTTTGATAAAAGGCTAAATCCTTACCGGCCGCTCCGGTAATGGCCGAAATGTCAGCCATACCGTCTTGAAATGCCGCGCCCGCTTGTAAAAATGAACCAATGCCGACACTGACGCCAGCAAAGGCCAAGGCCCCCTTAAGCTGGCCCCCCAATTTATCCAAGCCTGCACCCATTCCCGCGACTTTTCTATTCGTTTTTCCGGCTTGGCGCTCAAGCACGCCCATGCTGCCAGCGACTTTTTTGGCGGCGCCCGAGAATTTATCTTTCAGATTTACCAACCAGCCAACACTATTCGCCATTTATTGCACTCGATAAGCCAACACACGTGTGAAAAAGCAAGAAAAGCTCTGACATCGGCAAACTCTCCAAATGGCTAACGTCGTATCCACCCTTTGAAAACCGCATTATACATAGCACAACCTCAATCAATTCCTTGCTTGTGTGCGCCCGCGCTACCCGTGTTGCCGCGTCCTCATAAACAACTGAACAGTTTAGGCAATCGTAAAATTTACGATATATTCCCCCACCATATTTTGAAAATCGCCCACCTCCATTTTTTCAATCAGCGGCGTTGTCATTTTCTCCTCGCCGTCGACGAGCGCGCCGCCGTTTTTAAACAACGCCTTAGCTTGTTCAAAAATAACATTTATATCGACATCCGGGTTAGAGAATAGCAAAGTCATTATTGCCTCACCGGTCAACGGCGAGTCATCGGGCACGGCATCCTTATCAACCACCATATTGCGAGTAACCGCGAGTATGCTTTTACGGACCGACTGCGTCAACGATGCCGCAAAATTGTTATTTTTCATTGTCGGCGCCAATAACGTCACGAATTCGGCTGTACGCGTGTCGCCCTTATAGGCATACTCAAAGGGTGCTTCGAGATTGTAAATAAATTCTTTCATAACTTACTGCGCCGGGTTGCTGTTAAAATCCACATCAATGTTCCCATCGGTTGATGCGTTAGATTCTGGGTCTTCCAGAATCGCCGCTTGTGTGAAAATTTTACTAAACCGAGAACCCGGAGGACCAACCAATTCGACAACGTTGTTATTGTCGTTAGCTTTCCATTGCCGTTTCAACGCTTCGTTCTCCGCCGTGGTGGGCATAGAAAAACTGACAGAACCCATTTTCGTAGACAAATCCTTGGAAAAAACCTGTTCGGTTTGCCCACCGCCGATCACGGCATTGCGCACGGCATACGTACCAAAGCCATCCCTCCATTTTAGGCTGTCGGCAGTGTATGCGACAACTCGATTATTCACAATTATCGAAACATCATTTAATTGCTTAGCCATTTACAAGCACCTTATTAGGTTGTACTAAATTTAATTCTTTGGGTTGCAATGATAGTGCGTAATTGCGTTACTATTGGCAAATCCATTTGCAAGGTGGCCTCGCCGTCAGCCTTATTTATGGCAATAACTAAGTTATCGTCAAAGAACAAAAGCGCATCCTCACCCGCCTCGACTAAGACAAAATCTGGACCGCTCAAATCTTGATAGAGACGCTTGTTGTAGCTTCGAATGACCTCTTCGTTCGCCATGTCACGACCTTTTACAACGTCGCCCTCTGTGAGCCGCGATTGGGCAAAGCGCGCGCGATTATTGTTAAAAAAGTATTCGCGCGCCTGACTGCCAGTGTCAACATAGTTCAAGTAGGTGAAAGTTACATCCGGGTTACCTGCTGAATCGGTCTTGTATGTGGTAACGACTTCGCCGCAAATCACAGTATTGTTGGCAATATTATTACCGATAACGGCAATACCCGCGTCTTTCAGTGCTTCGATTTCTGAATCGTCAAAACCACGGCCAACTTTCATCGGTACCAACTGCGCAAAAGGAGTATTAAAATACGGCTTGGACGCCAGCGCCGGGCCGCCAAACGCGTCAAGAGCGCCATTCGCGCTGATAACTAAGTCGCTAACAGATGCGCCGTCGGCATCCAGGCGTAACGCCCGGTAACTTGCGAAATAGCTTGCAACTACAAGCGGCATTTCGACAATTGCCGGGCCTGCATACGCGGTTTCGGTTTCTTTTTTATCGCCAAAAATCACCAATGATTTGCTGTTTAGCCCGTTGCCTAATGTCAGCAAATTACTATAGGTGTCAGCAATGCCGGTGAACGCTACACCATCAAGTACTTGGCCATCAGCATTAAATCGCGCATCCAAAAGCGTGCGCACTTCGGTGGTTGCCGACGGGTATCCCCACACTATGGTTTGATAACGTTTTTGTGCAATGACGTCAAAAACTGAGGTTAATGTTGGATCGGTTGCGCCAGATGCCATCGTGGTAACCGTGTAACTCACGCCAGCCACAGTACCGCGAATTTCCAGCGGGATAGAGTTGCCGAACGTGCCTTCATTTACTGCTGTGATCGCTACTGTACCCGTGGTATTAGCCGCGTCGACCGGGCATCGTGTATCTGCGGTAATGGCTGTCTCTACTGCGTCACCTATGGCCGTCGCAGTATCTCCCGACGCTACTGCGATCTCATAAATATGATTACGTTCAGAGCCAGCGATAACGGTCAGCGTGCCATCTTCGGTTGCCGTGCCGGTGAACGCCATTTCACCAGTCGCCGCGACGCCGCTACCATGATCGCTCAGCGCGATAGCGTCGATCTTTATCGACTGGTTGCGTACTTTATTCGCGCGCACCAGGGCGGCGAGCATGCTATCTGCACCAAATAGCGCATCCTCGGCGCCCCCGTTCGCAACGTTCTCGGTCAACGCATCGGCGGTTGCCGTACCTGCCGAAGTTTTTTGCCCAACAATCAGGATGGCTTGCGATAAATTCGAAACCGTCTGGTTTGCATTTGTGATTGCGAAATTAACTCGCGGCTGGCGTATCGTGGTCGTCATTTAAAATAGTCCTCTTAAAGACATTCTTAACGGGTTTACTCTTTACCGGTTGCAGCACTCGCATGCAGTTGTCGGATTTCGAATCAATTAAGCGTCTGCGCCAAAAGCGCGATACAAGTTGTCCGCGCTCATCGGTTCGCAGCCTTACAATTTGCCCAGGTTGTAAACCCGTGCCTAAATTTGCCGCTAAAATTTCAACTTTTATCGTAGCCATTTGCCACCCAATCTTATCAGTAATAGCGTTATAAAGCAAGCTATAGCGGCTCGTCATCCAAGTCTATAGTAGAGTCAATCGCGTCGATCCCGCCCATCACTTGCTCCATAATAATATTGCGAAACGCAACGTCATCATCATAGCCTACGGTGTCTTCGAAACTCATTTTAGCAGTCATTTCGAAACTGTAACGATGCACATAATATGCAGTGTTATACATTTGCAACCCATGCGAATGAAACTGCAAGGGGTTTTGCAATGAGTCGCTTAACAGCGTATCGAATTTGCTAAATAGTATGCTTCTGCAAATAGGGCGAAATAAACTTTCGCAAATATCGCGTGCCTCGCGCGCGGCGATTTGGTCGGTTGTTGGTAAAAATGCAAACAAGTCGATGGTTTGTATTATTCGCTGGTCGAATTCGTGCCCGCGTTGGATATTGTCGGTCGAATCAATTTCTATTTTTCTGCTTTTGCTGGCATTAACGTCGCCAAGTACGACATATAGCCACGCGCTATCTTGCGGCTCCTCTGTGTAAACATCAAGCAAGCGCTCAAATGTAGCGGAACTAGAAATTCGCGGCGATTTTTTAACAACTATGGTGCCTGCCGCCGGGCTGTATTGCCCCTCGTCTGTGACTTCATATTCAAACGTATTTGCCCCCGACACCGCCGTGACTTTTCGCAATCCGTTATATGTTTTGAAATAATTTGAACCGTTTTCCAATAGGGGCGAACCCGTCGCGGTAGTTGCGCCGCTATTGGCCATTTGAAATTTTATAGTGCGCCGATTTGGTATAGACAGAATTTTAAATTCGCCATTAAACTCCGCTTCGCTTGCGCCCGAAATCTCGACGTTAGGTAGATAGTTTTCTGTTAAATCATGATCGCTGTCGGTCACCATTTCGCCAACGATCCCAGAGCGGGTTAAGGTGCTAATGACAATTGGGGTTTTCGCCCCGCTGATATTGACGGCCTTATTAACAGTCAAGCCATGCGGTGTACCCGTTATGACACTCACTGTCGTACCGCTGCGCGATAAGGACGAGACTGCTAAATTCTCAGTAAAGTAATCCGTAAATTTTGGTAAATTAGCCGCCAACTGCAACACAATATCGGAACTTTTCATGACAATAACTTCTCCACTTCGTCGTCAAAATGCTGATACATATCCTTTTCTGACGCGTTGACTCCGTTTTGTATGGACGGGCGCGGCTTCATGCGCCGCGTTTTACCTTCGGGTGTTATTTGCTCCAAATACTTAACATAATCAGGCGCATTTTTACCACTTACGCCATATCCGAATAATATCTCGGATTGCCCCCGCAACTGATACGATAAGCTTTTTCGCGCGGCGCCTGTTAAGTTTGCGTGTGTTTCATAAGGTGCGGACGCAACATGTCGGCGCTTGCGCCCGGATCGATAAACATTATATGTTCGTCCAGATTTAGGTTTTCTCAATATTTCTTTACTGGTTGTGGCGATTAGGGTTTTCCCGCATTTAAACATGGCTGCCCTAAGCCCTTTTTTTATAAGTCGTTCGGTGTTTTTGAGCTTGCTCACCGCGCGCGCGTTGTTACGATCACCCTCCAATTTCGCGCTCATGCTTTTGCCGCCTCGCCTACACCACGGTATCGACACTCCAAAAGCATAAATTCCCCGCGCTCCTCAAAATCTTCAACGTGTATTATTTTGAGCTTTTTACCGTTCAATTCCACCGATGTTTCAGCCGTGACGCTCGCATCGTGCCGTATAGCTATCGTGTGCGTTATATTGACGTCCCGGTCAACGCCGTCGAATAATGTTTTACCCGTGTTGGTTGAGACCATGGCCCACACGTTATTGGACTGATTAAACGCTACATCGAAATCAACGGCTCCGAATTCGGGCGCAACCACATCGCGATTATACAACGTGATTAGTGTATCAAGATCACCTATGCAAATTTTGCGCTTGCGTCTTTTTAAAAAACTGCACGTTGGCATAGTCGCCTCCTAATCGTGTACCCAACCTTGTTTGACTTCGAGCCTTATCAGCGCTTCGCGGTTAAAATCAATCGCGTTGTTGGCTATTTCAACCCCAACAATATACACACCTAATGCCAGCGCGCCCGTTTCAGCGGGGGTCAGGTTTATAACAAATGAAAAGTTGTCCGCCGTAAGCGTTGTCACCGTGCGGCTAATCAACGCGGTAGCAGGCGAGTCCTCCAAACGCACATTCAGATTGCATGTGTACGCTGTTAAGTCGGTTTCCGAATCCAATCCTAAATCAAAGGGGAAATTTTCACCTTGAAATACAATGTCCTCGTAAATCACAGATACTCTCGCCATGCTGATACCTTATTGCTATCCGGTTGTCTTGTTAACGACGAACGACTTACCACCCTTAACCACCGATAACGTAAGTACGCCGGGCGTAAGTTTGAAATTCGCGGAACTTACTGTGATGCCACCTTGCACAATTAAATGCTCCCACGCGGTTCCATTTAACCGCGTGGATTTGGATTTTAAAATATTCCAAACTATAGCCATGATCTACGGCGCCCCTGGATCAGTATCTCGATTATACACCCAAATTTCGCGCGCCAAACCTAATTTCTCATCACTATCCAACACTTTACTCACCACCAAACCGGCTTGCGAATAATATGCGAAATAGGTTACCAGTGGGTTGTTAACGAACGGTTGAGAGGCGTCGGGTTTGGTTATATTGCCCCCAATCACCTCAAATATACCGCCGGTTTTCAGACTC